CCCGTCAAAGTGCCAACAAGAAAGGAGCGTGGAAGATTTGGGATGATGGTTTGGCACGTCCTCCAAAAGCCATCACCGCCTGGGCACTTAAGAAGTCGAGCGAAGGAGCGCCGAAAGTTGCATGGCCAGCCCGTGAGTACGCCAGAGGTTTATCCGACTGGTTGGTGAGCGGCAGCGTAACAGCTGTTCATGCCAGTGAATTCAGTGTAAGCAGTGAAGAAGGTTTTGCTGGAACGGCTGATGCCCTGATCGATACACCGCTGGGTCTGACAATCTGTGATTTTAAGACCACTGGTCGGGAAGTTGATAAACCAGAAGCGTGGCTGAAGGACCACCAAGACCAACTTGGTGCTTATAGCCTGGCGTTACGTGAAAGAGCTGGGATCCGCGTTACTGCTGGAGCGGTGGTGATTGCGAAGCCAAACGGGAATATTCAGCTACGAATGTTGAGCGAACTAGAGATGAGGGGCTGCGAAGCCCGCTGGACTGAACGCAACAATATATACAAAGAAATGTTATTTGCTGGAGAAGTTTGTTGATGGAAGAAGCCCTAGACCTTATCTATCGCGGTAAAAGTAACGTAGCCGTCAAAGCAAAAGAACTAGGCATCTCAACAGAAACGCTGAAACGCATAGTTCGTGATTACATATTGGAACGGCCGTTAGATACGAGCGATCCAGAAGTTTGGAATGGTGAAGTGGAGTTAAGTTGGCCTTGGGCTTAACTTAACGCTTAAACATAGCTTGCCAAGAACCAATTTTCATCTTGATCGTCTTTGTCAATTCCAAGTGATTCAAATTTAGCGTAAAGGTTTTGTTTTGTAGGAGTGAACCAATATGTTGCCCAATTAATAAATTGAATAGGGCTCATGATTAAAGCAGGTTCATTGTTGCCATTCCAGTGAACGCAAACTTCGTCATCAAAGTAAGTGGATTGGTAACTCCACTCAATATCCAATGAAGAAAGGAATGCAGTGAAAACATCTGCTTTTGCTTGGGTTTCAGGAGTGAAGCGAGACATGATAATTTTGATGTTTGAACAAAGCTAGGTTGGTTCTAGGCCTAACTTAGTTTTCTGTTTTTCTTAGACTGAAAACTTTTAGAAGCCTTACGAACCTTAGAAGTCTTGGCAGATCTATTCCGCTTTTGACTTGTCAAATGCCAACCCTTACCCTTTGAACATTGGTACGGATAGGAGTGACCATGCCCCTGTTTACAGATTCGTGCTGCAGCATTCTTTGCATCTTGTTGAGTGTCATAGCAAATCTTTCTGCAGTATTCACAGAAATCATTGACTTTCAGGTCAAGGCTATCCAGGGATAGTAGATCATTTTTCATTAAGTTCTTCCGGCAAGGGAAGGCCAAGATCTAGCCAATTCCATAGTGAAAGGGCTTCACCTGTTTCAGGGCATGGTGCAAACCAGCCCTCCTCATCAAGTTCCCAACCAGCAGCAGTACGAATTTTATATATTCGATCCTCCTCTGCTATAGCAGCCTCGACCTTATCTTTGTGGTCGTACCATGTTGGGCAAGTGTTCATCATTAGAAGATCTTGCTGGGCTCGATAAAGGTTAGAATCCATAATTCAGAAAGGGGGTGCTTGGTCAACAAAGGTTTGAATACGTTGTTGAATATCAATCAAGGTTTGATAGCGATGGCAATCAGCCCAGCCAGCTTGTTTGAGAAAATCCAACTCCCAACTAATTGAATCAATCAGCAAGGCGTATTCTTGAACTTGTAAATCAGGATGCATTGGAACGGATGTGAGACAAACGTATCAGAACTTTTGAGACAACCCACCTATACGGGCGAGTCTTTCGTACTCCCGCACAAGGCGGGAATAATCTTGAACATTGCCCGCTTCAAAGGCATCAATCAACAGCTGTTTCGTCATCCGCATTAACGGATCACGATCTTCTAGTGTGATCATTGGAACGGGATCAGCTTCAATGTTGTGATCTTCGATTTCTCTAGATTGATCAGCTTCATCGACATCTCGGTAAGCGGTCGGACGACTTAAACCGTATTTGCGCTGTAATGTGGCAGCAACATCGGCTTTCCGGCAGCCAAGATCTAGGAGCTTCTTGGCGTGTACTTGGTGGGCTTCTTTAACTTCTGGTAGACGTTTCAACGTAGCCTCCTATTCCGCTCACGAGCGTCAGGGATGGAAGCATTGAGGTCTTCCCAATTAGCCTGTCTCTCGCGTTCTTCAATTTCATCATCAGATAATGGCGGCCAAGGATCTATAAAATCACTAGGCATTAAATCATCATCAAAATCGCGGCGTCGTTTTTTAGTCATGATGCACAATCCTCACAAATAGCAACTTTTTGAGTGAGACGAAAAGGAACCCAATCCCTACCGCCATTGAATGATTGACCTTGTGGATCGGAAACAATAGTGATTGATCGAGAGCCATAAAGATTCCCCTTGTTGATTGGAGTGGCACACGTATGGCACACTCGATCTTCCCTAGAACGTTTTAATTTCATAATTATGCAGCCATTGATTCGCAGGCATCTGAAAAATAAGATGCACAAGCTCCAACCGAATCTTTCACAATTTCGACGTGTTCATCTTTCATCTGCGAGGCAATAGTTGCCGCCAAAGTTGTCGCCCTGGCTTGTTGCTCATCGTTTGATGCTGTTATGGCCAGAATTAAAGCCATAGCTAGAGCCTGCGTATGTGATTCTGGCTTGTAGTCTGTAGTCATGATTAGGGTGTGTGTAATTGGAACGAAAGGAATACATCTCCCCAGATGAGCTCGAATTGATTTTGGAAGCGTTGCACCAGTACAAGAGCTCACCGGATGGACGGAAGCATGCAGGCCGATTGACCTGGCTCCGGGAGAAGTTTGTGCGCTGTCGTGTGGAACGGACAGCGATTATCTCGACAGCTAGCTATGAATCAATCGATAGCACCTAATAGCCTCAGGACTCGACGCCAGGATGCGTCAGTGATCCAGTCCGGTCGATGGATTGAGACCATCATGCAAAGCGCATCGTCGACGCTGGCCAGTGGTTCCCATACGGTCCAATCACCCTTACGAGTCAATAAATCGTCGTTGAGTGATTCTGTAGTGATCCAACGCGGCAAGCTTGCGCCATCACCCTCCCATCGGCGACCTGAAAGATCTTCGATCAAAGTTGATAGCTGCCAGCCATCCTCATCGGCGACAGTGCCAAACCGCTCGAAATAGTCATCCCATCGACCTAATGAGTCGATATAGCCACGAACCTCAGCATCGCCTGCCTCAGCGGACTCAACAGTGATTACGTCAGCAGTCACAGGAAAACAGCAAGCGCAATCAGCATATTTAGTGGTTGTCATGGGTCAGCAGATGGCAAGGGCTTGGGTCGGATAAACGCTGCGAATATTAGAGCCTTTTAAGGCTTCCGGTCGGTACACATACAACGAACAACCGCGCGGGTCAGATTGGTAATAAACCAACAGCCCATAGCGATCAGCAATCCTTCGGGCCTCCCTCAATGCTAAATCCTTTTGGTCTGGGATTTGCTTACTGTGGATCGTGTAACTCCCCCACCTGTCGAGTCGATATAGGTGAAAGCTTTCATCGTCGTGAGTCTGAATCTGGTTGTTGCATTCAGCTACACCCCAATAGTGCAGGGTTCGCTCAACCTCTCGTAACTTACGCCAGGCATAGTCAGTCAGACCATGGCGCTGCATTGCTCTGGAACGGTTGCTCATTGCTCGGGTCCCTCATAGATAAAGCTCCCGATCTTGTTCCCGTTGATGTCTCGGATTGATTCCGCCCAGTGCTTGGTACGGGTGCCGCCGATGTCAGCCTGAGCCTCCTGGCCCACTTTTCGACGTAACTCAATCAAGATTCGGTGGACCTCCTGGAACGTTTCGCAGTCCGTTTCACCGAATGCTGCGTTCTCAGTTTCGATCTCAAGTTTGAACATGATGTCTCAGGAATAAATCGTGTAGTAATTAGCCGTTGCGGACGGAATGCCAGACGTTGCTAACCTCCCGTTCTGCTCATCACAAAAATCTTCAGCATCATCAGCACACCAGAAGCGGCCAACGTATTGAGACTCGCCTAGATCAATAGACCAAAAGCGAACGATAAACTCATCCATTATTCTCCCCAGCGTCGATCTGCAAACCCGCGATAAACTCGCCGGTCTTGTCCAGATGCTCGACGACCCAATCATCGTTAGCGTTCGCGTTCAGGTTAATCCGCACGAATTCTCCGGTAGGTAACTCGAAGGTGTACAGACAACCCGGAATTATTGGAATGTCGACCGTTGTCATCGTGTGACCCTTTCGTAAGTTTGTGTGCCCGTGTGTTGTGTTGGTACGTCCGCCAGTGATGACAGGCCAACATGAAACACTGTGCCGATTAGTCCGATTGTGAATAGTCCCATGCAGAAATCATGCAGGACTTTCTCGTGCTTGTAAATAAGCTTCATTGTATTCAAAGAAAGTTTTTGAGGCTAGTTCCCTCTCACATTGTGATGGCGTCGTTGTGAACACTATTTAATGAGAGAAGTAAGGCGAGCACTGGCAAGATTCGCCGGGATCGCTCGCCTATTATGTGTTTTTGCCGTCAGTTGGCCGCCGTGGCCTTCTCTTTGTTGGCACGGATGGTCTCGCCCAGCTGGTGTGTTGCGTTGAGTAGCCGGTCGAATTGCGCGTCGCAGTTTCGATCCCAGTGTCTGCTGGTGATGAAATCACAGACAGCGTCGAGAACGACTGTCTCATCTAGGTAACGGAATTCAACGACGTTGTGAGTCCCTTGAACTTTGACTTCAGTGGATCGGATGTTGAGAGCGCAGTGCTGCGCGTCGTACCGATCAGTTGTTAGCTTCTGCATTGTGTTGGTGAAGGGCGAGCGAGTGTGTGTTTCTCTCCCTTAATCAATATCTTAGGACATCAGCCCCCCGATGCAACCCCCTGATGTTGCAGGTTGATGTGCTTTTTCTTCTCTCAATACATGAAAATAGTTGATTCTCATCAGTGGGGGTGGTATTGCGAAACCTCAGCCTAGCACCGGGTTTCGGGGAACCTGCACATATATCCGCACAACAGTTCTTTTGTATTAAAAAAGCCCCCCAGAAAATGGGAGGCTTAGGTGGCGGGGGTACGGGTTTAATTTTACTGGAGCGTCAATCGGGCTTGTCTTGAATTTTGATAGTGAGGTCAGGCGCTTGAATATTGACGGTTTCAATGGATTCGCCAATAACGCGTCCAATGGAGTCAAGCACTTGCGTTGCAGTTTGAAGCTGACCTTTTTTAAGGGCTTGATGAAAAAGTTTGGTACGCATGTGCTGGAGTCGAGCGAGCATATTTTCGCGATCAGCTTTCCAGTCTTCATCGACCATATCTTTTACAGCTGTCCAATCCCGCCAAGCAGTAGCAGTAGAGATGCCTTCTTTTTCAGCGTGATCGTAAACGAGAGCACGAGCTGACAATCCATCAAGTTGTCGCTTGTATAAGCGACGACGACGGGCTTCTATAACAGCATCAGGCGACGGACCAGCGTGCATTGTCTGAAACAGCTATCTTTCTTCGATACTACCCCTTACTGGGAAGGTTTGAGGGGGGTAGGGGTTGAAAGCGTCCGTTATTGTGGAGCGTATGGCAGTAAAAGACCAACCAATTGAGCTTCGCTGGGCACAAGGCGAAGTTTTCAAGAGCAATAAGCGATTCAGGGTTTTAGTAGCGGGTCGAAGGTTTGGCAAATCATATTTAGCTTGTGTGGAGCTACTCCGTGGAGCGTTACAGCGTCCTGGGGAGACATTTTTCTATTGTGCTCCGACGTATCGAATGGCAAAAGACATTGCTTGGCGAGTATTAAAGCGTCTAGTGCCTCAAGTTTGGATCAAATCAAAGAACGAGACGGATCTCAGGCTGGAATTATTAAACGGTTCAACGATTGAATTAAAGGGAACCGAGAACGCAATGGCGTTAAGGGGTCGAAGTATCAGCGGAGTAGTTTTAGACGAAGCAGCATTTATGGATCCAGAAGTATGGTTTGAAGTAATTCGCCCTGCTTTAGCGGACAAAGAGGGTTGGGCGTTATTTATTTCCACTCCTGATGGAACAGCCAGTTGGTTTTACGATCTTTGGTGTTTTGTGGAGGAAGACCCAAAAAATCTATGGTGTCGCTGGAGCTTTACAACAATTGACGGGGGTAACGTTAGTAAAAACGAAGTAGAAGCAGCCCGATCACAACTTGACCAGCGAACATTCCGTCAAGAATTCGAAGCTAGCTTTGAAAATTTAACTGGTTTAGTAGCAGTTAGTTTTGACGAAGTAAACATTTCAAGCAAAGCAGCGGACATTAGTGTGTTGCCATTATTGCTAGGGGTTGACTTCAACGTTGACCCTATGAGCGGGATAGCTGCAGTCAAAGACGGCGATACGCTTTATGTATTTGACGAGATTATTTTGACAGGCGGTGCCACGACGTGGGATTTTGCGGACGAGATCACACGTCGATATGGTGTGGATCGTAGGATTATTGCGTGTCCCGACCCTACGGGTGGCGCCCGAAAAACGAGTGGTATTGGGGTTACTGACCACACAATTTTAAGACGTAGCGGATTTACGGTTCAAAGTCCGCGATCACCATGGAAGATCCGGGACAAGATTACCGCAGTTAACACAGCACTACTCGATGCTACTGGAACGCGAAGAACGTTTATACATCCACGATGCAAGGAGTTAATCAAGTCATTGCGAACTTTAACTTATACAGCGGGATCAGGATTGCCGAACAAGAATTTAGGAGTGGATCATGCGTTTGACGCATTTGGGTATTTAGTGTTGCAACAATTCAATTTAGCAAACCCCGACTGTATTGGCCCCACAGGTTATCGGCTCTACTAGGATGAGAAGGTATCCTTTAATAACGGATGCACAGGTCTCTTGCAGCGGATCAGGAGTGAGGAGCGTCAGGCGCGTGAGCCGGTTCTAGTCCGCAACCATTAAAACGGTTAGAATAAGGACAAGTTACTTGTCTTTGTCATGCCCAAAGGCCCTGGGACGTACGGCACACAAAAAGGCCGTCCACCTAAGAAGAAGAAGGGGATGAAGAAGGGCAGTAAAAAAATGCGTTGTAGTTGTGGCCAGTGAAAACGTTCCAGTCAACAAGGCTCTTTACAGCCGTGTAAAAGCGGAAGCCAAGCGCAAGTTTGACGTGTATCCAAGCGCGTACGCAAATGCGTGGCTGGTGCGCGAATATAAAAAGCGTGGCGGCACTTATCGGAAAGCAACTAGTGGCGGAACAAAAAAAGGCACAAAAACCCGCAAAACCAAAAAAGCCAAGTAAGTCACGAGGCGGACTTGGCCGATGGTTTGACGAAAAATGGGTCGATATAAAGACCGGGAAACCTTGCGGTCGTTCAAAGGGGGAGGATCGTGCTTATCCAGCATGTCGTCCATCAAAGAGGGTGTCGGGTAAGACGCCAAAAACAACTAGTGAGATGAGTGCAGCTGAAAAAGCTCGTTTTAAGAAGGAAAAGACCGGATCAAAGAAGATTTCGTACCAACACAAGCGGCGTAATGCCAAAAAGAAAAAATCTTGAGATGGCTTAGGGCTTGCTAACGGTTAGAATTAACCGTATAGACCCTTCTTTTGTCTAGTCATGGCCATCCTTCGCGGAGAGCAAGGTGCGGTCCAATTTGATGCTGCTGGTTCCAGCAACGCCACCATTGTTGGTACGCGGAGTTGGACACTGAACATCACTAAGGACACGCTGGACTGCACGGATCACGGTGACACGTTTCGTCGTTATGTCGGCAGTTTAGTTTCAGGCACCGGCACAGTTGAATTGGTGTATGACCCTGACGCAACAGGTCAGGCAGCGTTTATTGAAGACGTTGTAAACACCAACGACACTGCAGACGCTACGTTTGAATTGTTTACTACTGGTACCACCTCTGGAACAGACAGCGTAAGTTTTGCTGGGATTATTACCAGTATGGACATTGCGTCTACTGTTGGTGATTTAGTTGTTGCTACCTGCAACTTCGTCACCAGCGGTGCTATTGCTTCCAACCTAGAATAAGGTTTAGGGCGATGGCAGAGCGCAAAAAGCAAAAGCGTGGTCCCAACCTTAGTGTTGGGCGTGGCGAAAAACTGCCTGCCAGTAAAGGTGCTGGCTTGACTGCTAAGGGTCGAGCTAAGTACAACCGGCAAACAGGTTCTAATTTGAAACCACCGGTTACAGGCAAACCAAAAACAAAGGAAGAAGCTGCCCGTAAGCGTTCTTTCTGCGCTCGAAGTCGTAATTGGACAGGTGAACGGGGTAAAGCGGCTCGTCGTCGATGGGGCTGTTAGTAACTCAATTTTGAGGTGTCATGACTTACTCCGTTCCAGGTCTCGTTAGAACAAATCTTGTCAGCAGTTCCTATATGGGAAGTGTTGATAGTCCGTTTGTGCGAACACGGGCAGTAATCGACCAGATGAAGGGCTGGGAGATTATGAAAGCCGTTGTTTCTGGGACGGAGTATTTGCGTGAAAACAGTGAAACATTTTTACCGTTAGAGCCTCGTGAGGACTATTCGGCTTATCTAGCGCGTGTAAATCGTGCTGTATTTACGCCTTATACGCAACGTTTGATACGAGCAGCAGCCGGTTTAATTTTGCGTAAACCGATCAGTGTTAGTGGTGCGCCGTACTGGACCGAAATTTTTAACAAGGATGTTGACGGTTGCGGTTCTGATTTGGATGAGTATGCACGTCGATTGGTCACTTGTGCATTGACCTATGGACATTCGCATATTCTTGTTGATTTTCCCGCTCCATCAGATGCGAGAAGTCTGGCGGAAGAGCGTGCTCTTAATCGTCGACCATATTGGATTGAAGTAGATCCAACCAATATTTACGGCTGGCGACTGGATCGGGAAGCCAACTACGGCAGTCTTACGCAAGTTCGCATTGGCGAAAAAGCGGTTGTAGCTGATGGAGAGTTTGGAGAAAAAGTTTATGACCAAGTACGTGTCATTGAGTCAGGTCGCTATCGCGTCTTTAGACAAGAGCAAAAGGACCAAGAAATGGAAGGGCCATTTCCATACCCCGCTTCATTCGATCAATCCGACGCTACAGCGGAGTACGACTTGGTTGAATCAGGCGATTTTTCACTTGGGCAAATTCCGTTGGTAACGATTTATGCCGATAAAAAAGATACGATGACCAGTCGTCCACCACTATTGGACATAGCGCATTTAAATCTGGCTCACTTCCAACGCCAAGCAGACCTTATTCATAGTCTGCATATTGCAAGCCAGCCGATGCTTGTATTGGAGGGCTGGGATGATCAAACAAAAGATATTGCTATTAGCGTCAATTATGCGATGGCGACTCAACCGGGTAACAAGGTCTATTACGTGGAGCCTGCATCAAGTGCGTTTGAAGCGCAGACGTCAGAAATCCAGGAGTTACAGCAGCAAATGGCGACGTTAGGCATCAGTACGTTGAGCCAGCAGAAATTTGTTGCTGAATCTGCGGATGCTCGGCGGCTAGATCGTATTGACACAAACTCAATGCTGTCAATGATTTCAATGGATTTGGAGTCAGGGTTACAGAAGTCTTACAACTTAGCTGCTGACTACTTAGGTATTGAGCCACCTGAGGTCAAGATTAGCCGTGACTTTGATCTACAGCGTTTAATTGGGCAGGACATTACTGCCATGGGTCAGCTATTCGAGAATCAAATTATTGATCGCGAAGAGTTCCGTGACATGTTGGTGCAAGGCGAAATTTTGCCTATGGCAGCAGAAGCGGAATCAAGCGGTACAGTAGAAGAGTAATAGCTTTTGTTCCCATGGGAATGCGTTTCGAGGAGATCAACCCACCCAAAAAAGATGAATGCCCAATGCCTGAGCCCAAAAAAACAACCAAACAGGCAAAAAGTAGTAAAGTAGAGAAGTCAACTAAATCCTAATAATGGAAGAACAAGTCATCCAGGAAACGCCTGTGGCGTCTTCTGAACAGCCAGTGGCTGCGACTGAAACTCCTGCTGTCGATGTTTCTGGTTACGAGCAGCAAATTCAAGCGCTTCAACAACGTGCCACTGAAGCCGAGGAACGATTCCAAGGCATCAAAGGAAAACTCGACGACGTTTACAAAAAACAAGACGATCAACGTCGCAAAACGCTTGAGGATCAAGGGCAGTGGAAGGATCTCTGGGAAGAGGCCAACAAAACTGCTCAAACCAAAGACCAGCAGATAGCTGAATTGGAGCGTCAGTTAGTTGATCTTCGGACATCTAACGAGACAGCAGCGATGAAGAATGCTGCACTTTCAGCAATTAACCAAGCTGGAGTAATCAATTCAGATCAAATGCTGCAATTGATTCAAAGCAACCTTAAGAAAGCTGAGGACGGCACTGTCAAAGTTTTAGATGGTGGCGTTGAGCAAGACATCAATGTCTATCTTGCGAAGCTCAAAAACCCTGGTTCTTCTTACGAGCATCATTTTAAGCCCAGCACTCAAGCTGGGATGGGTGCAAAACCAGTTACTGGGATTTCTGGTGCTGGAGGCGTCGCTAATCCTTGGTTAGAAGGTAGTATGAACTTAACGAGGCAAATGGCCTTGGAAACTACCGACCCTGATCTTGCAGCCGTGCTCAAGAGAGAGGCAGGTAAATAGTCCCCGTGGGACACCATCTCAAGTCCGTGACTTGAACACCCGCAAACTTTATCCCTGAATAAGAAATGGCCGCACCATTTCAGAATTATTCCGGCGGTGTCCTTCTGGCGGACATCGTAAAAAGGAATAATCTCAGCACCTATGTGTCTGAGGCAATCAAAGAGCGCAGTCTTTTTATTAAGTCTGGTGCTGTTGTTCGTAACGCTCTTCTCGATTCAAGAGAAGGCGGTACCCGCATTCAAGTTCCCGAGTTCAATCCCGTATCTCCCACCGAGGAGATTCTGGACGGTACAGCCACTTGGGGCACCAGTGGCGCTGGTTATCTGACTCCTCAGAAAATCGGTACTGGCACTCAAATCGCTACTATCTGCCATCGCGCATTTGCGTATGCAGTAGATGACATGGCGGTTTTGGCTGCTGGTGAAGATCCAATGCTTCACATCCGCAATCAGCTTGCTGATGCAATCAACAAGTTGAACAGCGCACGTCTGTTCTCTCAGCTTGCTGGCTTGTTTGGTACTGCCTTGTCTGCCAATGCGCTGGACAAAGGTAAGGCTGCTGCATCTGGTGGTGCGGAAGCTAACTTCCTGACTGCTGCAACAGTTGCAGAAGCACGTTCCAAGCTGGGTGAGCGTGGCGAAGAGTTGGACACTTTGATCGTCCATCCTTCTGTTGCTTACTACCTGTATCAGGTAGGAATGCTGACCTTCTCTACTTCAGCACTTGCCGCTTCTGGCGCAGTGACCTG